TGCTGCCGGAGCTGTTCCACTAATTAATCCGGTACTACCGTTTATATTACTTCCTGCAGGTAAATTACCAGAGTATAAACTATATGTAATTGGTACATCACCTGTTGCTACTACAGTTGTATTAACGTTACTTACTTCATATATATTACCTAAACTACCTGCACCTGTACTCCAATTTGGCAATCCACTATAACTTATACCTGGAATAACAATTGCTGTTCCACCGTCACTATTAATAACATAAATTACATATGTGCCTGCACTACTTGCCGGAGCAGTAAAAGTTAATGTTGTACCACTGACTACTGTGACTACCCCAGCAGATGTACCGTTAATAATTACTGTTGCACCTGCTACAAATCCAGTGCCTGTTAATGTAATAGTATCACCACCTGCTGGATTGGCTGCTGTGTCATCACCTGGATAAGCAATTGTTGAAACTTTTGGAACAGCACTTCCCAATACTTCTAATGTTGTTGGTGATATATTATCTGTTGTAATTTGTGTTGTCATTTTATTTCTCTTAGAATGTTATACTATGTTATATGTTTTCTATTTTCTTTTTATTTTCCCAATAATCATCGGGAGCATACCAAGCACATAATGGATCATGTTGTGGGCCATAAATATCATCAACAACTTCTCCATCAACATTTCTTAGTGCAAACACACAATAATAAACTGTATCATCTTCTAGTGCAGTCATCTTATGTATCAATTCTTTTTTGATTACAACGAATGTAGGTGCAACAAAATTCTTAGGTTCTTTACCTTCTACTTCTACACGAACACTACCTTTTGCTAGTAATGTAACGTGGTCAAAATAATGAACATGCCCTGGTGCACATTCATCTTTCTTTAACATGTTTTGTCTAACCCAAATATTACCAAAGTAACCAAGCTCAATATTTTCCATTAAAATCTTTCTTAAATTGTCTCAACAGGTGTGGCTAATTTTTCACCCAAATCTCTCCAACTGTTAGTATACCCGTCCCAAGCATGTCGTCTACCATCTTCTGGGTAGGGTATGGGTGCTTCCCATTTGTAGGTTGCGTTGTTTAGTACCCAATTTGAATAGGGTTTTGGTTCTAGAAACACATCTCTCAATGGTTCATATAAAAACCCTACTCCAGCAAAATTACCACGAAAACTACTGTTGTATGATGTTTGCTTCCATACAGTATCTATGCCAAATATTGATTGACAAAATGAAATTCCCTTAGATTCAGATTCCGTTCCGTTATCTAGTAGTTCATTATTGTGTACCACAATCACTTGTATCACTGTATTGTTTTCGTCAAGTTGTGCAAAATGTGCCATGTGTTTCCTATCTATTAACTCGGTATAGTAAATGTACCAGTACCGGTAAATGTATAAATTCTAAATCCGGTGATTGATGTAACAGTGGGACTGCCTGTTGTGGTAGCGGCAGCGAATGTGTCGGGGTATTTGATAATGACCACACCAGATCCACCGTTGCCGCCTTGCGTGTTATTGCCGCCCCCACCTCCACCTCCACCTCCTGTATTAGCAGTGCCGGCTGTATTAATAGCACCACCACCGCCTGCACCCGGATAAGAAGTTCCATATGCGTTGCCGCCGCCGCCGCCGCGTGTTACTGATGTACCTGTTATACTACTAGCAATTCCTGTACCGCCGGCCCTTGGTGGGCTACCAGTTGCGCCTTGTCCTGCAGCACCTGCACCACCGCCACCTGCTGAAAAAGTACTATCGTTGTTGGTTGCACCACCATCATACCCCTGTCTAGGTGCATCTATGTAGGTTGAACCTGGATAAACACCTTTACCACCAACGTTTTGTACGTAACTGGCGCCACCGCCTGATCCTCCCGGGCCACCTTGAGCACCAGCAGTATTTTGGTCGTTATTACGACTGCCACCGCCACCGCCACCTATCCCAGTAATTGTGGTAAATCCTGATCCAGAGATTGAACTATTTGCACCAGTGCCGCCTCTATTGGTTTGAACGGTAGTTCCAACACCGCCGGTGCCTACAGTAATAGTATATGTTATACCAACTGATAAATCAGGAGTTGATTCAAGATACCCGCCGGCACCACCACCACCACCATAATATCCTGTTCCGCCTGACCCTCCTCCTCCAATTACCAAAGTAGTAGTAGGAACAATATTGGCCACCAGAATACTAAATGCTCTTGCTGTGGTTTGATTGTAAGTGTTGGTTGCTGTAATAGTAAAATTAAATGTGTTTGCTACTGTTGGGGTTCCTGAAATTAAACCTGAACTTGAATTTAAACTCAACCCAGTGGGTAATGCACCGGCCGTGACACTGTATGTTATTCCTGTACCGGTAGCACTTACAGAAGTTGAGTAAGCAGCATTGTTAACACCCGCAGTTAATGCACCAGCCGCTGTTACCCAAACTGGTGATTGATTAAAAATTATTCCAGCTGGCTTTGTACCATTTGTTCCGTCTGTATTGTATAATATAATATTGTATGTACCTGCACTTGTTGCAGGGGTAGTGAATGTTAAACTTGTTGCACTTACATATGTGGTAGAACATGATGTAGTATTGATATATGCTGTAATGCCACTATTAAATCCACTACCAGTAACAGTAATTGTTTGTCCACCTGCTGGATCTGCCGCAGTAGTAATGCCAGGATATGCGACCGTTGTAATTTTTACTCCACCACCTAAACTGTCTAGTGTTGATGTTGCTATATTATCTGATGTGATTTTTAGTGTCATATCTTTCTCTTAAAATGTTATACTGCCTGAAGCTGTATATTTATAAATTCTTTTTCCACCAAAAGCGATTACAAGTGGACTGCCTGTTGTACTAATTGCGGCTGGAAATGAATCTGCGTAGCTAATAATTACTACTCCAGAGCCTCCATTTCCTCCACCTTGTTGGCTTGTACCTGAGCCGCCGCCGGCTCCGGCACCACCTCCACCCCCACCAGTGTTGACCGTTCCGGCAACACCGGCTGTTGTTGTACCTCCAGCACCACCACCTCCTGTACCGCCTATACCGCTTGTAGCAGCACCATAACCAGTATTAATGCCTCCACCACCGCCACCAGCATAGTATGTTGCTGTTCCTGATATGGATGTTTCTAATCCATTTCCACCAGAACCGGCAACAGAACCAGCAGCATTACCACCAACTTGACCAGCACCACCTCCCCCACCAGCGGGATAAGGTGTAGATGTTGTGCCAGTGCCGCCATTGTTACCTTGACTAGGTGATGTAGATGGTGTGTTGCCTGAACCTGGACCATAGCCAGTACTATACGAACCGCCGCCACCTGAACCACCATTTTGACCTGCCAATCCGCTTGCAGTAAAGTTTCCGCCGCGGCCGCCGCCTGTAGAAGTTATTGAACCAAATACAGAATTTGATCCATTTGTATAAGCAGCATCTGCGCCTGCCGGTGCACCAGTTCCTCCACCTCCAACTGTTACTGTAATAGGAGAACCAGAGGATACTTCTAAACCAATTGCAGTTCTGTATCCGCCTGCGCCGCCACCCCCACCCTGCCAGCTGCCACCACCACCGCCACCTGCTACTACTAGGTATTCTACAGTAAGTATAGCCGGTGTTACTGAGTTACTTGGACTGCTTGCAACACTGGTGCCTAATTCATTTGTTGCAGTAACAGTAAAGGTATACGGGGTACCGGTAGTTAGTCCAGTAACAGTAATTGGACTTGAACTACCTGTTGCAGTGATACTAGCCGGGCTTGAAGTTACTGTGTAGCTAGTAATAGTTAAACCGCCATTATTTGCAGGTGCAGTAAAAGTAAGTGATACGGCTGTTGCTGAAGATATTGTGGCAGTACCTATTGTTGGGGCACTTGGTGGACCGATCCAATTTCCAGAACTTTTAAGCAATTGTTGGTCAGCCGCAGTATATACACCACCGACAGATAAATTAGCGGTTATTTGATTGCCTACTATGCCATAATTGCTTCTGTTTCTCATTTTTAACTTGCTATCAATTCATAACTTGCACTCATGCTTACGCTTGTGTTTGCACTTACGTTTGCTTGTAGTACATCACCCTCTTCTAAGTATAATGTTGTGTCTTTACCCAACAATACTAATGTTGAATTTGCTGGAATAGCAACTACTCCGCCTATATAATATGCAGTAGCACTACGATTTATCATTACATTAGCTGTTGTTGCACTTGCTGTATAATTTGACAAAACAATATCATTTAATTTAACAACTGTATTACTACTTGAACTATTTGTAATTATATTTCCCGTAGCTGTAGTTAATTGCGATAATGCTGTTTTTCCTGTTACTGTTGCACTTGTTAATAAATTTGGTGCTGTCATTTTATCCTCCGAATATGATGCCCATAGTCATTGCTTGGGCTCTTGTTGTTCCTGTAGGGACAGTGACTGTTACTGCATTGCCTACATTTGTAGCTGTAATACCGCCACCTACAAAATCTATACTTGTTGCAGTAGTTGTTAAATTACTACCTTCTTCTTTAATTGTTAATGAACCACCAACGCTAACGTTTGCCCAACTTGCAGTTGCGCCGTCAGTTGTTAAATACTTACCACTATTACCACCTTGATATGGTAATGAAGAACCACCTGTACTCATACCACCATTCAATGATAATTCACGTATCTGAATATCAACATTGCTTGCTGGAGGAGAAACAAATACTACATTACTACCAGATACACTATAATCTGTTGTTGGTCTTTGTATTATTCCATTTTCTGCTACGATTAAACTGTTAGCTGTCAATCCACTTGTTATAGTAAATGTATTTTGTGCCCCGTTACCGGTGTATGCACGGTATACGGGAGAAGTTGTAGTAGCTATCGCTATTGCTAATTCTCGTACCTGTATCGCTACATTACTTGCCGGTGCTGTTGTAAAGGTTAATGTTGTATTACTAATTGTGTAATCTGCGGTTGGTGCTTGTACGATTCCATTTTCTGTTACAATTACACTACTTACGGTAGATCCACTAGTTACTGTAAAGTTTGCTTGAGAACCTGTACCTGTATATGCTCTAGTTATAAAGGCTCCTGCACCACTAGTAGCACCCATTGTAGTAGTAACTTCAATTGAATATCCATTTGCCGGGGCTTCAGTGAACGTAATATTTGCACCGGACAATGTATATGCATTTCGTAACTGGAATGAACCGTTATAGTTAATTACTGTTTGATTTATATTAGCAGGTGTTGTGCTTAATGCGAATACAGTTTGTACTCCGTTACCTGTAAAGTTATCTACTGTGATAACCGCTGTAGGTTGTGCTATCCAAGTTAAATTACCTGAACCGTCAGTTGCTAATATTTGTGAAACGCCACCGCCACCAATATAAAGATTGCTTACATTGCTACCTAAATTAGCACCATTTAAATGTATTGCTTTGTCAACCGTTAATGTATTACTTGTTTTGTTAAATGCAAAGTTAGCACTTGCTCCAAAACTATTGCTATCATTAAACTGTACTTGTGTATTACTACCTGCAACAGATGCTCCACCACCTGATTGTGCTGACCAACTTAAATTACCCGAACCATCAGTAATAATTACATAATTTGCTGAGCCGCCCGTAATATGTAAATTACTTATATTTCCAAGAGTTACATTAGCTGATGTTGTAAAATCTACAACACCAGTAGAATTACTTACTACAAGTCCTGTTAAATTTCCTATGCTTGTTATGTTTGGTTGTGCGTTAGTTGTAACTGTTCCGGCAGTTGTGGCTGCTACACCAGTTAATTGACTACCATCACCAATGAAATAATTAGCAGTGACTGTATTACCAAGAGTAGCATTACCACTTGTAATATTACCGGTAACTATTAAACTTGATAGTGTACCTACTGAGGTGATATTTGGTTGACTTGCTGTTGTTAATGTACCAGTAAAGTAATCAGCGGTAACTAAATTACTGAAAACAGCATTACCGGCACGAACATTACCAAATGTATTAAATGTAACTACTTCACTAGAGACTGCTACATTACTACCAAATGCGAATTCAGCATTTGAATTATCCCAACCCATGAATGCATCTACCGGGGCTGAACCTGTATAGTAATGTAGAATTTCACCACGGTCTTTACCATCGTTAGTTGTTAATGGATCACCATTTGCACCTCCACCTAATTCAATGATTGGATCTTTAATTTTTAAAGAATCTACGTTGACATAAGTTAAGTTACCATTTACAATTAAGTTACCTGATACTATAGCATTTCCACCAACATTTAAATCAGTTAATGTACCTAAACTTGTAATATTTGGTTGTGCATTTGTGTATACAGTGCTAGCAATTAATGCATTTGATACTTGTCCACTTACATTAGCGCCGGCTACTGAATTAGCAATGTTTGCATAATGACTTTGTACTGCACTTGTAACATTTCCAGTGACGTTAGCACCAGTTACCGAGTTTGCTACGTTTGCCCAATTACTTGTTATAGCCCACGATACATTACCACTTACGTTAGCACCAACCAATGATGATAATGCACTACCATTGCCGCTGACGTTTGTAAAAACTCCACTAGTGGCACCGATATTACCCAGGGTAGCGTTACCGGAAACATTTAATGTACCTGTAACTGATAATGTATGTGTTGGTGCCCCGTTAGCAATGCCCACATTTCCGTTTGTATCTATATTTACCCTATTACTTCCACCGGTTTGTAGAATTAAAGGAACATAACTACCTGAGCCAGTAATACTTGATTGTATATAACCTGCTTCGGCCAATGCAAGTATTCTTATGCGTGATGTATTTGTTGGATCACTACCATAATATGCAGTCCATGCTGAACTGTTAGTTGCGCCCGGTCCTATTGCTCCAATATCTGTAAATGTTCCGCCGCTAGATTGAAATAATGTGCGACTACTAACAGTTGTATTGCTAAAATCACCTAAAATACGCTGACCGGTAGTATTAAAAGTTAAATTACCACTAGTACTTACTGAAGTCAATATACCAGTACTAGTTATATTAGGCTGTGCGTTAGTATATACTGTTCCAGCAATTAATGCATTTGATACTTGACCACTTACATTAGCGCCAGTAACTGAATTAGCAATGTTTGCATAATGACTTCGTACTGCACTTGTCACATTACCACTAACATTACTACCAGTAATACTAGTTAATAATGATCCATTACCACTGAAATAATTTGCAATGATATAATTTGCGTCACTAATGTTGCCGCCACTACCACTAGTTACAAGATTACCTGCTATTAAATTACCAGATATATTTGCATTACCTGCTGTAAAATTACCAGTATATGTTGGTAGATATGCGGCTACATTTGTATTGCTATAACTTGCAGGTAGTCCAGTTAGTTGACTACCATTACCAATAAAATAGTTAGCAGAAACGTTACCTGATATATTAGCATTACCTGCTGTAAAATTACCAGTATATGTTGGTAGATATGCGGCTACATTTGTATTACTATAACTTGTTGGTAAACCAGTTAATAAACTACCATTACCTATATAAAAGTTTGCATTTATATAATCAGCACCAGTAATGTTTCCTGCAGAACCAGTTGTAGTAATACTAGCAACAGACATCGCTCCAGATATATTTGCATTACCCGCTGTTAAATTACCAGTATATGTTGGTAAGTAATTTGCTACATTTGCGTTACTATATGTTCCACTAAAATTCCATGAGGTGCCATTAGCATAATATATTCCATCTGTTAATAAATTACCTAATGATCCGTTTCCAGTTACAGTTAAACTACTTAAATTACCAACGCTTGTAATATTAGGTTGTGCATTAGTTGTTACGGTGCCAGCTGTGTTTGCACTTGTTGCATTTGGTACATATCCTGTTACGTTGGCACCAGTAATGCTTGTAAGTAAGCTACCATTACCACTGAAATAATTACTTGTTGTTAAATTGCCTAAACTAGCATTAACTGCTGTAATGTTACCAGTTGAGGTGAATGAACCTGTTCTGAATGGTGCATATACTCCATTAGCAAAATCAATAGTTGTGGTTGGTTCTGCAACTACTTGGTCAAATAGTTTATATGTTCCATCACTTGCATCTCTTGCTAATCCGGTGTGATAAGATGTACCATCATCATAACTAGCAACAAATCCCAAATCATACAAATTAGCTACATTGTTTGCACCTAAGAAAATTAACGGGTCACCTACGACCAAATCAGTTACGTTTGCATAATTTAAATTACCAGTAGCATTGATATTACCGGTAATATTTACGTTACCGGTTATTGTTAATCCATTTAATGTACCAACACTAGTAATATTTGGTTGAGCATTAGTTGTTACAGTACCTGTTGTATTTGCCGCAGTTGCTAATGGAACATATCCAGTTACATTAGCGCCAGTTAAACTTGTTAGTAAACTACCATTACCACTGAAGTAGTTTGCAACGATATAGTTTGCACCACTAATATTACCACTACCTGAACCTGTAGAAATATTTCCAGTAAGTACTACATTATTACCTGTATAGTTACCTGTATATGTAGGTAAGTATGCGGCTACATTTGTGTTACTATAACTCGCTGGCAATCCAGTTAGTTGGCTACCATTACCTATAAAATAATTAGCAGATACGTTACCTGTGTATGTTGGGAGATATGCGGCTACATTTGTGTTTGAATAAGTGCCACCTAAACTCCATGCTGTACCATTTGCATATAACAAATTATCAGTTAATACGTTGCCGGCGCTTACATTGCTAGTTACTGATAAACTACTTAGTGTACCAACACTAGTGATATTTGGTTGAGCATTTGTTGTTACTGTACCTGCAGTTGTTGCACTATTTGCAACGTTTGCATTTGGAACATATCCAGTTACATTACTACCGGTGATACTTGTTAGTGTTGCACCATTGCCACTAAAATAATTAGCAATTACATAGTTTGCACCACTAATATTACCGGTTCCTGAACCTGTAGTAATTGTATTTGCTATTAATGAGCCTGTTATATTAGCATTACCTGTTGTTAAATTACCTGTTACAGATAATGAACTTAGTGTACCGACACTAGTAATATTAGGTTGTGCGTTTGTAGTTACAGTACCTGCTGTATTTGCGGCTGTAGCTAAAGGCACGTAACCAGTTACGTTAGCACCAGTTAAACTTGTTAAATATGAACCATTACCACTAAAATAATTAGCAATAACAAAATTGGCACCGGATAAATTTCCACCAGAACCAGTGGTAGACACATTACCTGCTATTAAATTTCCAGATATATTTGCATTACCTGCAGTAAAATTACCAGTATATGTTGGTAGATACGCGGCTACGTTTGTATTACTATAGCCTCCACCCAAATTCCATGCTGTTCCATTTGCATACAACAAATTGTTTGTTAGAATATTTCCAGCACTTACATTACTTGTTACAGTTAAGCTACTTAATGTACCTACACTAGTGATATTGGGTTGTGCATTTGTTGTTACTGTACCAGCTGTATTTGCGTTTGTTGCGTTTGGTACATAACCGGTTACGTTAGCGCCGGCTACACTATTAGCGATATTAGCATAATGACTTTGTATTGCATTATTGACGTTACCTGATACATTAGCACCAGTTAAACTTGTTAAATATGAACCGTTACCACTAAAATAATTAGCAATAACAAAATTAGCACCGGATAAATTTCCACCAGAACCACCAGTAGACACATTACCTGCAATTAAATTACCTATTATGTTTGCATTACCAGCTGTTAAATTGCCTGTAATTGTTACACTACTTAAATTACCCACACTAGTAATATTAGGTTGTGCATTTGTTGTTACTGCACCGGCTGTATTTGCATTTGTTGCGTTTGGTACATAACCGGTTACATTAGCGCCGGCTACTGAATTAGCAATGTTTGCATAGTGACTTTGTACTGCAAAAGACACATTACCACTTACATTGTCACCGGTTACTGAGTTTGCTATATTTGCATAATGACTTTGTATTGCGATAGTGACATTGCCACTTACGTTACTACCTGTTATGTTTGTTAGAGTTGAGCCATTACCAATAAAATAGTTTGCAGAGACATTACCGGTATAAGTCGGGAGATATGCCGCTACATTTGTGTTTGAATAACTACTTCCACCAAAACTCCATGCTGTACCATTTGCATATAACAAATTATCTGTTTTAATATTTCCAGCTACAACATTAGAGGTAACAGATGTACTAGCAAAAGTAAAAGTTGCTGAGTTATTTAAGTTAAACGGTTCTAATGTAGTGATTGTTAATGGCATAATATTTTTTTTCTCAACATGTATTTAGCTAAAATTTAGAATGTAATTGAACCCGAACTAGTGAACTTATAAACTCTATATCCACCACTTACTGTATATGTTGGACTACCTGTTGTACTTGTTGCAGCCAAATATGAGTCTGGATAGCGAATCGCTATAATACCTGAACCTCCGGCACCTCCGCCGCCGGAGTCTCCGCCACCACCGCCAGCACCACCGGTGTTTATAGTACCACTACCGCCACCAAAGGCATGATAGCCGCCGCTTCCTGCATTTGTTCCACCGGTACCAACCGTTCCATTTTCTGAGCCACCACCGCCTCCAGATCCGTATACTATTGCTGACCCAGATATGCTATTAGATATGCCTTGCCCGCCATTACCAGCTGTGCCACTACCACCGCTTACACTAGTAGCATTACTGCCAACTGCTCCGGCACCACCACCGCCTCCGCCATTATAAGTACTGGTCCCCGAACCAGCGCCGCCGTCATATCCCTGTCTTGCTTGACTTAAATAGGTAGATCCTGGGTAAACACCTTGGCCAGGAAGATGTCCAGCTAATGATTGAGTACTACCTCCACCACCTGAACCACCATTTTTACCCTGAGTTGTATAAGTTCCACCTCCACCACCGCCAATTGCAGTCACGGTAGTAAAACCAGATCCACTGATACTAGAGTTTCCTCCATTGGTGCCCGCGCCGGCACGAGGTACACCACCGGCACCGCTAGCGCCTATCGTAATTGTATACGATACACTAGCAGTGACACTAGCTGTATCAGTTAAATATCCTCCACCACCGCCGGCGCCGCCACCATGCCATCCAGCGCCGCCACCACCGCCACCTGCTACTACTAAGTATTCTACAGATGAAGGAGCTGTAGGAAGTTCAGGATTTAATGTAATCCCTAAGCCTATTGATATTCCTAATCCTATTTCTAATGCCATATTGTTTCTCTTAGAATGTTATTGAACCTGAACTATTGAACGTATAAACTTTATATGATCCATCAGTGGTTATTGTCGGTGAACCTGTCGTTGCTGATACTGTAGTACTTGATAAAAATCTTAATATAACTACTCCTGAACCACCTGCTCGTCCACCTGCCCTATATCCTCCGCCGCCGCCACCTGTATTAGCTGTTCCATTTTCTCCGCCACCGGATGTGCCACCTGCGCCCCCACCACCTAAACCACCTAAACCACCTGCACCACTGAAACTTCCACCGCCACCGCCGCCGGCGTAATAAGTAGATGTGCCTGAGATACTAGATGATAAACCATCACCGCCTTTACCTCCGGGTACACCCGCATTACCGCCTACTTGACCAGCACCTCCGCCTCCGCCTCCATTATAAGGTGATGAAAGTGTGGCTGCGCCACCATTATTTCCTTGACTAGGTGATGTGCTGGGAGTATTACCACTACCGGGACTAACAAGTGCAGTTTCACTAGTATCAACACATCCACCTCCACCAGATCCTCCATTTGCACCGGCAACATTTTTACCGCCACCACCGCCACCACCGGTTGAAGTAATAGTTGAGAATGTAGAATCATTACCACTTATACCGCCGTTAGTAGGAGATCCACTAGTGTTGACCGAGCCGCCGCCCCCTACAGTTACTGTTATTGGGGAGCCGGTGGATACTATAAATCCACTTGCAGTTCTATAACCGCCTGCACCACCACCACCGCCACCATAGCCTACTGCATACCCACCGCCGCCGCCACCTGCTACTACTAAGTATTCTACTGATGGGGGAGGAGGAGGTACACTAACTGATATTCCGCCGCCGATTGTGATTCCTGATCCTATTTGCATAATGTTATCTCAATGATATCCATACTTATTCTGTAATAACTTCTACCCAACTTGTAGTATCTTCATCCCATGAATAACGCTTATCATCTGTGGGCATTGCAACTGGTGAATTCCATAGACATGTAGTTTCATTCAATACCCAACTATTATAGGGTTTTGGTGGTATGAAAGCATCACGAATTGAATCGTATGTGTATCCTATACCAGCATAATTCTTTCTTAATGGTGTGTCACCTAAAGTGTGTACTCCACCATGTGTGTTGTAACTAGTTTGTACAAAAGAACTTGGTTCTCCAAATAAACCAGTGTCAACTACGTCTTGTTCTATTACTAGAACTTGTGTTACGATATTATTACTATCGATTTGTGCAAAATGTGCCATTTTATATCTCCTTATTAAATGTTAAAATGTTATACTACCTGAACTGGTGAATTTGTATACTCTGTATCCACCTGCTGTTGTTATTGTTGGGCTACCTGTTGTTGCTACTGCGGCAGCATAACTATCTGCGTACCGAAGAATTACAATACCTGAACCACCGGCGCCTCCATTATTATAATTTCCGCCACCACCACCACCGCCTGTATTTACAGTACCTGCAGTTCCTGTAGCCGGGTAGGTTCCTGCTCCTGCACCACCTCCACCATTGCCCCCTGTTCCTGCACCGGTTTCACCTGCACCACCTCCACCACCTGCGTAATACGTAGATGTTCCTGACATAGATGAAGATATACCAACACCTCCGCCACCACCAGTTTTTGCGGATGGTCCATTACTACCGATTGCACCTGCACCACCACCACCGCCGCCAGAATCTCCACCACCATCACTAGTAGATGTACCACCATCATACCCTTGTCTTGGTGCATCTATATAAGACGATCCTGGATAGATACCTTTACCTCCCAAACCACTGCTTCGCTGGGCGCCACCACCACCAGATCCACCATTGCCGCCTGGGCTACTATAAGAAGTAGTACTATCAGCACTTGATCCGGCCCCACCGCCATATGCAGTAACTAAACCAAAAACAGAATTAGAACCTTGAGTAGCTGCCGATGGATTACTTAATCCAATATAATTAGCAGTTGAACCATTGCCGCCGGCGCCAACAGTAACTGTTATAGTGGTACTTAATAATGTTAAAAAATTTGTTGTGGTAAGCAGTCCACCAGCACCTCCGCCGGCACCTCCGGCGCCGGCTCTACCACCGCCGCCACCGCCTGCAACTACTAAGTAGTCTATAGGGATAGTCGCGGGTGCACCGGAACTTGAATAAGTTAATCCGGGGCCAAATGTGATGCCTGGACCTATTTCCATTTATTTTTCCTTAATTATCAAAATGTTATACTACCTGAAGCAGTATATTTGTAAACTTTAAATGAGCCATCAGTAGTTATAGTTGGTGAGCCTGTTGTTCCTGTTACGGTTGTAGTTGAAGGGAATCTTAATATAACTACACCAGAACCACCTGCTCTTCCACCACTACCGCCACCGTCAGTAAATCCACCACCACCACCCCCGCCGGTGTTGGTAGTGCCTTCAAGCGCAGTAATAGAACTTGTATAACCGCCTCCATTACCTCCACCGCCTAAGCCCCCTATCCCCTTTCCACCACCGCTATCATAACCCCAGCCACCGCCACCGCCGGCATAATAAGTAGATGTTCCGGTAATTGATGATGTAAGACCTATTCCACCGTTTCCACCTTTGGCTGCATCACTACCGGATGGGGGTTGACCTACTGCGCCGGCGCCGCCGCCGCCGGCACTAGAGTAGCCACCCGCTGACACTGCGTTACCGCCATCATATCCCTGTATTGCTTGGCTTAGATAAGTTGATCCTGGATATACACCTTTACCTCCAGTTCCAGCACTGCCACCTGAACCACCTCCGCCGCCCGATCCTCCATTCCCACCATTTACTGGACCCCCAATTTGACCGCCGCGACCACCGCCGATTGATGTTATTGTACTAAATCCACTACCTGATATTGAAGAATTTGAACCCATCACATTAGTTGATCCGCCCCCTCCAACTGTTATTGTATAAGTTACGCTTAGGGCAATTTGTACTGTTGTTGCTTGTAATAATCCTCCGGCGCCACCTCCACCACTATAGTGAGTTCCACCACCACCGCCGCCAGCAACTACTAAATAATCCATAGTTAAAGCCGGTGTTGCTGAATTACTCGGATTGCTTGCACTACCAATACCTAAACTATTTGTTGCAGTGACAGTAAAGGTATATGTAGTACCGGTAGTTAATCCAGTAACAGTAATTGGACTAGAACTTCCTGTTGCAGTGACATTTCCCGGGCTAGAAGTTACTGTGTAACTAGTTACAGCAGATCCGCCGTTACTTGCCGGTGCAGTAAAAGTTACTTCTACTGATGTTGCCCCAACTACCGTAGCAGTACCTATTGTCGGAGCTCCGGGTGTACCGGCCCAATTTCCTGATTGCTTTAATTGTGCTTGACTAGATGTATTGAAAAATCCAGAGGCAGTAGTAGAATTTGCTGTTACTTGCGTAGCAGACATTACTCCACCCTGGTATCTTTTAACCATTTTAGCTTATGTCCTCATAACTACATGTAACTATCAATGCATTTGCTGTTCCAGCAGTAGCACCCAAACTTGTATTTTCTTCTAAGTAATATTGACTTGATTTATCTATGATGTTTAATGTAGCATTGGCAGGAACAGCCATGTTACCTGCAATAGCAAATTGTGTTCCACCTACGTTTGCCGCATTGTACCAACCAATTGTTATTGTTGCGGCTGATCCTGTATAGTTACTCACATTTAATGTGTTAACTTTTAAACACTTACCACTACCTGATGCATTGTTTAAAACAGTTGTTGCACTTGTACTTGTCAAATTAGCACCTGTTGTCTTGCCGTTTATTGTTGTTGCCCCGATTAAATTTGGTGCTGCCATTTTATCCTCCGAATACTAAACTATAGCCTGTTATATAGGCATTACTACTGCCGCCAGCACTTGCTGTAGCAAAACTTAAATTGCCTGAGCCGTCAGTAGTTAAAACTTGGCCGGATGTACCGCCCGTAATATGTATATTTGCTATAGGACCCAAAGTGACGTTGGCAGCAGTATAATTTATATTACCTGCTTGATTAATCATACTTGATGAAACTTTTGTTGTCATTAGTTATCCTTTAGTAAACAATTTAGTATTTATCAAATTAGTTAACACACTTTTAGCAACCAAAATAAATTTAAAAATCAATTAGGATAGAGTCCAGATTTGTGAAACTGTTGCGGCGCCTTGTTCCTCAGTAACAATTTCCTCACCTGAACTATATGCATATGTTGGTGCAGGGGTAATTCCTGTAATTTCTGTGCGCTCTATTTCACCTATAATACCAGTAGTAATAGTAGCGACCGTAGCAATAGTAGCTTCTAATGTTTGTGCATGTATATCAGTTATTTCAGTGTCAATATATTCTATAGACTGCAAGGTGCTATCTATAATGTCACCTATAGTGATTGAAGTAACAGTGTCAACAGTATTAACTGTACTTTCTAGTACAGATGA